TGATGGGAGTATGTATATCCCTTGGCACCACTGGATTTATTAGCATCTATTAACTGCTTTAATAGTGCTAAGTTGATGAGCTCTTGCCCATCCGGTGCGGTCACATATGGGAGGTCCCCAGATACATTGTGACGCCAGAGTTGTCCGGCGTTTAATTGTGATACAAATGCAGCGAGGTCATCCCATGTGCCACCGCGCTCGCCAGCTGTGACCTTGCGCCAGTGCCAAGACTGGGGTCCAGTCTTCGCATAGCATCCGTCCCACATGGGGCACGTGGTCGGACATGTACCAGCTTCGCTGGTGGTGACAGGAATCTTGCCAACTTTAGAGTTGGAAGATTTCTTTGAGATATGGACTTTAACCATAGGTTAAACTCCAGTAGCTACAGACTGAACAGCGAGATACTTAGGTATCTCATTGAAGTAGCTGTAACCTATCTGACGATAGGTCATAGCTCCAGTCTGAGGACGATATCTATTTTCAATAATTGCATTATTGGATAGATACTGGATCCAAAAGCCTAAGCTTTTGTTGTTATCAAGTAACAGACTTAAAAGTCTGCGACGGCTAACATTTTTGTAAAGATACTCAGCACCAGATTTTTTAAATCTGATGATGCAACGTCCTTGAAGGACGTTAACAGCAGCGAACTCGATGGCATCGCTGAATCTACGATTCACAATAGTGTAACCAAACATAATAATTCTCCGAATTAAATTAACAATTTGGCTCGAAAGCCAAGTGATAGCAAGGGATTTGCACCCTTGTTGCTTGTAGGGGCACCAGCAAACTAGAACTATCGTGGTATCTAAAGATACCAAAGTGTATAAGTAAGTTTTAACACTTCGTGTTATGAACGGCGGTGAGGATGTTCTCTGCTGTGCCTTTACCCATGTCCCTGTCTCTCGGTTGGTTAGCCACTCCTTAGAGTGGTTACAGGTCTGCAGCTTATCAAGGCTGCGCTGCTCTTGGACTGTAGGGTCACTGTCCTCACTGGCTTTGCCAGATGGAGCCATGGTTTGTTGTGGTGATATGAATTTCGCTTCGAGTGGTGGAGAGTAGTTTGTAGTTTAGTTTAATCTATCTCTCTCACCCTAAAGGGAGAGATAGTTAAATTAAACGTAAAACAAACTGTCTCTTTCTCAGTATACCGAGGTGTATAGATTGGTGCTGTATCTTTTTATACCAACCGATGTTCAGCCCTGTTGAGCACTGGATAAATTCATGTTGGTACAGATCGCTTGAGCTTTAGGTGTACAACTAATCCGCGCGCGGGTGTGCCTGCCTGCGTTAATTGATCACATATGCGCCTGCGTTAATTGATTTCCGCGCGCCTGCGTTGATTGAACGCGCGTGTAATCTCTCAAATCCCTGTGGTAGCAGGGCAGTTCATCGGATCATAGATCCGCCGAATTTGACCCCCCGTAGGGGGTAAGTCCTTCCTCCGTCGACATAGTTATATCGCTTCACAAATTTCTGTCAAAATCTTGCCGGAATTGGAATAACCCCTTATCTGTTAGTACATGCTTGAACATATCGTCGTACACCTTCGGAGGTAGTGTACATATATGAGCACCAGCTGCAAAACATTGGGCAGCAGAGCGAGCATCGCGAAGCGAAGCTGCTAAGATCTGTGTATCAGACCGATTATGACAGAATACTTTAGCTATATCAGCAATTAATTGGACACCATCTTGTCCATTATCATTTAATCTCCCAACAAACGGCGAAACATAGGTAGCACCAGCGATTGAACAGAGAATTGCCTGACTCACACTGAATACCAAGGTCATATTTACCCGGATATGTCTAGATGTAAGGTATTTACAGGCTTGAAGCCCGTCAACAGTACAAGGCAACTTAATAGTCGCATTATTACCGTACATTTGGTTAGTCATTAGAGCATTAGCGATTAATTCATCGAAATACTCTCCTCTCACTTCAATACTTAGGTCTTTAATACCCTGATCAAAGATTTCCTCATACACTTCGTCAGGAACTCGTCCAGATTTAGCAATAAGGGTGGGATTAGTAGTGACCCCGGTTATAAGACCGTCATTACGTCTAGCTATGTCATCTACTATTGCGGTATCTAGGAATAACTTCATCTGAATAACCCTGCTCTTCTAAGTAGGTACAGAGTGAGTATTGTCCAGAACACTATTTCAATTCCAACGTTACTCATCGACATCTCCTATAGACATCTCCCAGCCGTCTTTGGTTTTCTTCATTTTCACTTCGGGTTTGGTGGTTGCATGCTCGTATTCCGCTTTAAACTTGCGGACAGCTACATCGACAGCATGAGCCGTTTTAAGTTCTATGTATCTGTTTTCTATTCCAATCAAATAACCTAGTATTAGCCAGTTGAGTGGTTTCCAAGGAGTCTTTAGACTCTTGTATAGCTTTTTAAATATGGTTAGTTTAAGTTTTGGCATTTCCGTGATATACGATTACAAACGACCCACAGTTAGGGCAGCTTAAGTTAGTTCTTATAAGATGTTCTTTATCTTCAGAATCGTCATCACCTCCCCATATCAAAGGGGTATTACATGAATAACAGTTCATATATAGTTAGAGTTAGGTGGTAGTAGGTGTTTTAAAGTAATATCTTTCACGGATATTTATTAAAAGGGAGCCTAAGCTCCCCTACAAGGGTCCACCCTTCCCCTGTATAGGTCAGGGTACCCCCTTAAGTCCAGTTAGGGACTGAGTTTCCAGTTCCTCCTCTACACTTCTCTCTTTGGTCTTTATCTAAGCCTAGAACTAAGTGGTTAGCGGAAGACTGTGGGTCTTCTATAAAAGCTTGCAGTTGGTCTTCCCACTCTTCTTGTTTGCGTAGGTTGATCTGTGCTTGAGCTGATATTGATAATGAATCTGTAAAGTATTGAACGCCTTGAGCGAGACAGTCTAATCTGTCGTCGTGTTTAACAGCGAACTTCATACGACACATCCGACTCATCTGGTAGAAGAGCATGTATAAGAGTCTGCTTTCTGGAGGACTGTCTTTGTTCGAGTTGTAATCCCACTCAATAACACCACGGTCAATAATAAGACGGTGCTGGTTAAGTACAGGTTCAAGCGAATCAATGATTCTGTCTTCTTTCCGTACGTTTGCACGAACTTCATCAATGTAGATTGCTTGTTTGGTGTTTTGAATATGTTTTTTAAATAGTTCACTTACGATTCCATCTCCGAAGTTTGTCTCGACAACCAACGTTGTAACGCCATATTTTTTGCATCCTTTGAGGATGTCGAGCAAGGTATTATCGCTGTACCCGTCCCTATATGCACGCATTTCATGCAAATAGAGGAACCCGTTTTTTTGGGATATATACGCAGCAGCGGTCTCGTCTGATCCTCGTCCAGAGGGGTCAACGCTGCAAATTGTCTCGGTATATTCAGTCCATTCTCCTTGCAATTGCATAGGTGAATAGAAATAGTCTCCGGGGAGTCCCACTGTTGGTAGGTCTTTGATGATGTTTCGAGGATCTGAGCACCATACGACATTATCG